GGGGTTCAGACAATGCGGGACCCCAGTAAGGAAGATTGCCGAGGGGCTATTCAACCCACTCGAAGGTGCATCCAATACAGATGCAGTGTAGAACTTCTTGAGAATCGACCCAATGGGTTCCGACTTCTTCTGAAGAACATTTAGGACAAGACATTCGAATCACTTTCGATATGACTTAGGATACGAAGAAACTCTTCGATATGATTTGTACGCTTTGCGAGCACGCTTAGCAGTTTTGTAAACTACTTCCGCACGTCTATAATTACGAGCGGCACGATGAGCCTCAAAAGCAACTCTACGGCCATTCTTATACACGTAACGACCTAGACGGCCAGCCCGTGTTCTGAAGGTTTTACCTTTTGTATAAACAGACATCAGAAGCACACTCCATTGAGGTGTGCAAGGAGACGATCGCTTACACCCATGAGATGAAGCAATCCAAGTGCAAGAAGGTATTCGATACGATTATTCTTGACATGGTTTAGAACGGATGCGGTAGTAACCGCCCCCTTGACAGTTTCAGCAGATGCTGCAGGTAATGTCATAGTATCACTGCCCCATAGGTGTAGCAGCAACACCGTGATGCTTGCCCTTACGAACGTTAACAATTACATTGATTGAACGTGAGCCACCAGCGGCGCCGTCAGCAAGCCTAGTTTTTGCCAATAGTGCAAACATACCGCAAGGAGCCGTAAATCCGGACAACTTACGAGAAGGAAGTTCAGGAGATAATTGAACTTGACTAACATTGATAATGCCAGGTAGGTTAATTCCACCACCTGGATAATCTGAGATATCATAAGGAGGGTTATCATTCTCAGTAAGAATAATAGTAGCGAGTTCAGGTTCTTGACTACCTGAATCAGTGAGCAGATTAAAGAAAGAATCTGCCATACCTGGAGGAACGTTAGGTTGATCATAATCAACAGTTCCTCGAGATAACGAATAAGCATTAACTAAACCGACAGAAGACCAAGCACCAGGAACTCCATTGTCGGGACCAACCAAATGTGCAGTAGTTTGGTCTGCAGGAAGAGGTTGACCAGAAACTGGATCAACATCATGTTGAGGAAGAACGTAATCAGAATAATTCCATTCTCCATAAGCTAAGCCATTAACAGTAGCGATAGTGCCAGAAGGCATATCAGCATCGAGATATATTTTATAATCATGCCATTTTGGTTTAATGGATGGATTATCTTCAAGAACCAATTGGTTCATTTGATGGAAAAGTGCTTTCCCTTTAACGTGAGCATTATGAACAGGCCAAGTGTTAGGCGCAGCAAATGCTTGAACTTCTACCCAATGTGCAGCAGCAGCAGTGGAATCAAATTGAACGTCGATAGATTCAATTTCAAGACAATAACCTTGTCTGAAGAGTTTTCGATTGATGGCGGAGAGATCCTTAAACACATCAAAATAATGAACAGCAGCACTTGCTGCTTGATTAGCAGTTACTGTATAATTCAAAGATAACTGTGTTCTAGAGACTTTCTTAGTTCGAGATTTCTTACGGGCCATGTAAGTAGCGGCTTACATGACAGTTTATTAATTACACCTAATGTAATTTACAGTACTTGACGATTCATATAGTAGTGAATATACGTCGAACCATGGAACAACTACATCCCATGGAAGAACTAACTATTGCAATTATAAAATTGAAAGAAGAGATCGTTGAATTACACGATGCTATACATAATCTCACTTCGGAGATGATGAAATGAGCCATACCGAATGGAACGGTTATTGCTCTCAGTGTGGGAGGGTCACAAAACATTGGACCATATTCGCCACCCACGTAAGTACTCAATGCAGAGTATGCTTCTCTGGAAAGCGCTTTCGGCGTTTCAACGGGTGGGAATAAATATTGACCCTTTTAACAAGTAAAGAGGTCCCGTGGAACTTCACATGCAAAGCATGTAAACACATTCCAACGAGGACGTTAGATGAAGATGGTCTTCAGATAGAAGAAGAAGATTATCAGGCAACTCACAATATCTCGAAGAGAACTGGTGAAAGATCTAAGAGGAATCTTAAGTGGCCTGTAAGATGCAGAAGTTGCGATACGGAGAATAGACGTTATCACCGTATGGTTCGTAGATTGAAAAGAATCTACAATATGTCTGAAGGAATAGGACAATTCCTACCGACGTTTAGAATGCCTAAACTGATAACCTTTGCACTGCCATCGGTAGAGACGATTGAATCCGATGGGGAACTCGAGGTAAAAAAGCTCGAGAAGTTATTACCTGGAGCAAGAGATCTATTGACCAGGAAAGGCGTTCTCGGAGGAACGTATGTTATTGAATGTACGACCAGGTTAATTTGGTCGGACTTAGCTGTAGAAAAACAGCGATGGAAACACCATGCTCATGTTCACATGGTTGCTGTAGCTCCGGCTGTCCCCAGGAAGACTTTGAAAGATTTCTGTGAAGTTTTAATGCCGTTAGGACTTGGAAGATTAAATTATAAAGCCCCGAGGGGGAAGTGGATAGAATTTGGAACTACAAGGTTTTACTTAACGGCTGAGAAACAGGTTGCGAAATATATTGGAAAGTATTTGGTGAAAGACAAGCGGAGCTCGAGAACATTCGGGATAATGCGGGGGCGAGAAACAGGCATCGCCACCGGCGAGGGTGGCTCTGCCACCGGCGCTGGTGTGCCTTCGGCCACTGGGGGTTCAGACAATGCGGGACCCCAGTAAGGAAGATTGCCGAGGGGCTATTCAACCCACTCGAAGGTGCATCCAATACAGATGCAGTGTAGAACTTCTTGAGAATCGACCCAATGGGTTCC